CTATTGTTAAGGGACTAACGAAATATTTTCAGATGAAAACAGTTTCTTTTTATTATCTTTTTGCGTTAATCTTTTTACTCCTATTATTAAATTTGAAGTCCCAACTAATAAAACTGCAATTGCCAATACATATAAAGAAGCAATGCTTGCACTGGTATAAGTAATAGCACTATTACATCCATTAGAAACCACATATACAATTAATAATACCCCCGCCAAATCTTGCCAAAATGATTTGCGGTTTCTGATCGCAGCTTACTGTTAGGAAACTCCAAAAGCCAAATAGGAGCCTCCGTATCAATGATAGTTGGTTACGGGACTAAACAAAATTCTCAATCCACTGGGAACTGATGGTTCTGAAGTCATGGGTTATATCGGACCAACGGGACGACCCCTGTGCAGACAATTCTTCTTGCCGCAATATAGAGATAGCCTCGTTGCATTTCCGTTTCAAATCGTTAAAATATACGTCTCCGTGGTGGAAAGCCTCGTGCATAGCAGTATTGATGTTTTCTACTACAGCGTCCCTTGAAGCGTCTGGGCCAGTGACTCTACGAATCCAATTGATTTCCTCATGAATCGTGTCAGTGTCGAGTGGGGCCAACATTCGGCTGGTAAAGGCAAAATGTGGCGTCCATCTCCGCTTCAAGTACGATGTCTCGTTCTTCAATGACATAAAATCGGGTTGTTCCCCACCTCGCTTCAAAGCATCGGTATAATTGATATGATAGCGGGTGAAGAATTCTTGAACAGTGTTGAAATTAAAGAACTTCTGATATTCGGGGCTGGGAGCCCACACATGATCATCACCGTAAAAGGTCGATTCTATGTTGTCATTAATCCTGGCAACATCAATCTTGATTTTCTTCTCGTCTGCAATGGTAATCAACGCAATCAACATATAAAACCAATTACAAAGTCCGTTTAAATCAGCCGTCAGGGTTGTTCCAGAAGGAATTCCCTGTGATTTGGCTGCTACAACGTTCCCGTAAATAGTCTTGAGAAAAATTAAAACTTGAATTAAAATTCTCCTCGCACGCCGATTGATTGGTCCATCATCATACCAGTCGCTAATAACATCAGCTGCCCGTTCCATTATATCAGGACAGAGTTTCCCATCCCAAGCTTTATAATCTCCAGCAATCACATTCCCGCCGAAACGGTTCAAACGATTGTAAAGATGAGTCCACTGGGGGCTAGTACAATCTATCCCAACAGCACTTGGCAGTTGAGTACAGTTCTGGTTCATGCACG